CAAGCTCGTGCTTTTTCTAAGCACCTTGAAAAGCTTGTGGAATACTATATGAGACAAGCTATTCGCAGTGACCGCACAACCGTGTATAACGCAATAAAAGATGCGGGTCATCCCCAACTGGCTGAACTTATAAGGAGACTTTGACATGGCCTTTTCAGGAAACTTTATGTGTACATCTTTCAAGGTAGAACTCCTTGAAGGTAAGCACGATTTTACAAACGGGCAGGATCAATTTAAACTTGCTCTATATACTAACAGTGCTTCATTTAATGCAGCTACTACAGCTTACACTTCATCTAACGAAGTTAGCAACTCCGGCTCGTATGCAGCGGGGGGTGGAACACTTACTAATGTGACACCAACAAGTTCTAGTACTACAGCATTTACAGACTTTGCAGATAAAACATATACATCTGCAACTATAACTGCTCGAGGTGCTTTGATCTATAATACACAAACAGGTGGTGGATCTAACACAACGGACACAGTTATTGTTCTAGATTTTGGTGCAGACAAAACATCTACTTCTGGTGATTTTCAAGTTGTTTTCCCAACGGCTGACGCGAGTAACGCTATTATCCGTATCGCCTAAACTCTTACTAGGAGTGACAGGCCATGGCAGATGCCAATGTAATATTCACGGGTTGGGGCCGAGATAGTTGGAGTAGTGGTACTTGGAGTAATCCTGCCACTACTCTTCCCTCTGCATCTGGTCAAGTAGGCACTGTCACAGTTGTTGGCAATGCTCCGAATATTGCTGTCACTGGTGTAGGTGTTACAACAGGCGTTTCTCCTGTTTCCATTGCTGGTGCCGCAACGGTTCCAAACACTGGATTGCAAGCAACTGCATCTGTTGGTTCTGTAACCGCACAAGCAAATTCTTCTATTAGTGTTACTGGTTTATCAGCTACAAGTGCTGTTGGTTCTGTTGTTGCCTCCATCCCTGGAGAGATTGCTGTCACTGGTTTATCAGCTACAAGTGCTGTTGGTTCTGTAACAACTACGGGAACAAGTCTTGTTTCTCCAACGGGTATTTCTGCAACTGCTTCAGTTGGCGGTTTACCAACACAACCTGTTGGGGTTTCTGCTACTGGCGGTGTGGGTGTTGTCTCAGTCAACGGGGCAATGATTGCTCTTGCAACGGGAGTTCAAGGAACGACTGGAGTAGGCACTCCGACAATTATTGGTGATGCTCCAAACATTCCAACTACAGGGTTGGGTTCAACGGCAAGTGTTGGTTCCGTAACTGTAAGCGTTGGTACAGGCGTTGGCATAAATGTCACAGGTGTGGGTGTTTCTTCTTCTGTTGACTCTGTTACTGCTACGGGTGGAGTTGATGCCGCTGTTACAGGACTTGCAGCAACAAGTGGATTAAACGGAGTCACTGCTACAGGGATAGCGAGTGTTCCGGTCACAGGATTACAAGCAACAGGTATTGTAAACGGACTACCACAAAACGTTACTGTGTTCTTAACATCAGCGGATGCTTCTGGTTGGGGCAGAGCAACTTGGGGTGACGGAACATGGAGTCAGCCTGTAGCTACAGATGCGGGGATGACAGCGAGTGTTGGTTCTGTTAGTGTCTCCCTTGTAAAAAGAGTGCCTGTTACAGGCTTAGAGGTGACAACGGGTGTTGGTTCTGTTAGTGTGTTTGCAGGTACGGGTATTGATGTTCCTGTAACAGGGGTATCTGCATCTGGACTAATTGGACCGAGAGGAGTAACTGTTTGGGGAAGAATAGTTCCAAATCCAACAACGACATGGACAAATATTGCACCAAACAAAACAAAAGAGTATGCTGAAATTAGACCTTAACGGAGAATAGTGTTTCATGGCTAGTACATATACAACAAATACAGGTATTGAACTGATTGCCAATGGCGAACAGTCTGGCACATGGGGCAATACCACAAACACAAACTTACAAATTATTGATCGTTTGACGAATGGTGTTGGTTCTATAACTCTTTCGGGAACGACGCACACACTTACTACTACCGATGGATCTCTTTCTGATGGTCAGTACAGAGTTTTATTATTAGCAGGGTCTCCTTCAGGCACAAATACAATTACTGTAACGCCAAACGATCAGACTAAACTATTTTTTGTTAAAAATAATTCAGGACAAAGCGCGGTTTTTTCACAAGGTTCTGGTGCAAATGTCACAATACCTAATGGTGAAAGTGCTATTATATATTGCGATGGCGCGGGATCAGGCGCAGCGGTGGTTAACATATCCGCAACTTTTGATCTTACCACTTTTTTGGTAGCGTCTAATAACTTATCCGATGTAGGAAATGCAGCAACAGCTAGAGGAAATTTAGCTGCGGCTCCTCTTGCAAGCCCTACTTTTACAGGTACAGTCACGATTGGTGGAGTTACTTACCCTACATCAGACGGTTCTAACGGGCAAGCGTTGGTGACTAACGGAAGCGGAGCTATATCTTTTGGTTCTGCTGGTATATCAACTGGTAAGGCAATTGCTATGGCAATGGTGTTTGGGTAGTAAAGGAGTTCTAAATGGCAAATCCAAATGTTGTATCAGTCTCGAGTATTTATGGCAATACAGCCATGGATGCGGACGTGGCTGCAAGTGCGGTTAGTTTATTAACGGCTGCATCAAACAAATTATTAAAAGTAAATTCTTTAGTTATAGCCAATATTGATGGTACTAATTCGGCAGACATATCTGTTTGGATTACACGTTCTGGTGCAGATTACTACATAGCTAAAACTATTTCAGTAGCTGCTGATAGTTCGCTTGTACCCATAGATAAAAACACTGGGCTGTACTTAGTTGAAGGTGACATACTGAAAATACAAGCAAGTGCAGCAGGGGATTTATCCGCTGTTTGTTCTTATGAAGAGATTGATGACGCTTAATAGAGAGTAGTTTGATGAAATCTTTTGGTAATATTGCGAAGGATGGTCAGGTCAGGGCAGTAGCTTCTGGCACTCTGACTGATGGTAAAACTGTAATTGTAAATACTGATGGCACTGTGAGTGCTGTTGCTTCAACAGGTGCAGCCGCATCAGTAGGAGCAGCAACTACTTTTGAGTCAGGTCAAGTTGAACATATGGGTGGTGCTTATGATAGCAATACTAATAGAGTTGTATTTTGTTATAAAGATGACTCTAACAGTGACTATGGTACAGCGGTAGCAGGAACTGTAAGCGGTACAAGTATAACATTTGGAACACCTGTTGTTTATTCATCCATAAACACTAACATTTCGCGAGCTACATTTGATAGCAATGCAAATAAAGTTGCTATCTTTTATTATAAAAACAATGTAGATACCACACATGGAATTGTAGCAACGACTAGCAGTAGTGATAATTCTATTTCTTTTGGGTCATCTACACAATTTGACGGAACAAGCGTAAGCAGAATGTCTTGCACTTTTGACAGTAGCAATAATAAATGCGTGGTTGTTTACACTAAGTATACTCCTGGTGGCAGTCCAGAGAGAGTAGGTAGGGCTATTGTTGGAACAATTTCTGGCACATCAATTAGTTTTGGTAGTACAGTAGATTGGCAGAATGAAGCTTTGGCAACTGTCGCTTGCACGTTTGACAGTAATTCCAACAAAGTTGTGGCTTTCTTTTCAGTAGAAAGTAATAATTCTAAATTTGAAGCTAGGGTTGGGACTGTATCTGGAACGTCTATATCCTTTGGATCGGCTGTAGAAATTGACGGAAGTGTGAGAGGAGAAGGTATAGGCGCTACTTTTGATAGCAATAGTAATAAAGTTGTAGCAGCTTTTAGAGACTCTTCCTCAAGTAACAAAGGAAAAGCAGCAGTAGGAACTGTAAGTGGCACGAGTATAAGTTTTGGTACACCAGTGCTATTTACAAATTCCGCAGTAGGTACTGATGGTGCAACAACTCAATTGAGTTTTGATACTACCAACAATAAAGTTGGTATCGCTTTTAATGCCTCTACTAATGTTGAAGGAAGATTTATTGTAGGCACTGTGAGTGGCACGTCCATAAGTTTTGATGGCGAGCAAACTTTTACTAGCGCAGGTAGACCTGGAGATATAGCAGGTTGTCTTTATGATGATAACGCAGACAAATTTGTTGTAGGGTACGGAGAGACTTCAACTAGAATTGGTCGTGCTAACGTTATTCAAATAGACACATTGTCAACAAACCTTACCTCAGAAAACTACATAGGCTTTTCAGACGGTGCATTTGCAACCACTCAGAGTGCTGCAATAAACACAACAAACACAATAGACAGAAACCAAAGCGGTCTAACCGCAGGGCAAACATATTTTGTGCAAGTAGATGGCACAATAGGATTAACAGCAGCTTCTCCCTCAGTAACAGCAGGGACTGCTATATCATCCACAGAATTAATAGTGAAAGGTTAGGCAATGAAAACTATCGTGGAAACATCAACTAAGTTAAGCAAGTATCTCCTTGCAGATGACGTAGCAATCACAGCAACGTCAGATAATATTACAGTGGGTGATCCTGCTCAGTTTATTATCTCTGATCTCAACAGTGGCAACACGACTATTACTGAGAACGTAACCAACGCACCTAGCGATTGGGTGGGTAATAAGTATAAGTTAGATGGCACAACTTGGTCAGCTAATCCTGATTGGGTAGATCCAGAAGCGGATGACGGAGAATAAAAGCAATGCGTATCATTGGTAATGATCCAAGCGTACCAAGAGAGGAACACGTTGTAGCTAGTGGTACGTTGCCTAATGGCAATGCGGTCATTGTAAATGCAGATGGAACTGTGAGTGTTGTTGCAGGTTCTGATACTACTTCTGGATCAGTTATCCAGTTTGAGGCTGGAAACATTCAAAAACCAAGATCTGTGTACCAAACAGTGGATAATAAAATAGTGATTGTTTATGCTGATTTAGGCAATAACTATTATGGAACGGCTATAGCAGGTACGATTTCTGGTACAAACATAACCTTTACAACACCCAATGTTTTTAAAAGCGCCCAAAGTAACGCTGATATGGCTATAACTTATGACCCAACTGCTTCCTCAAATGCAGGTAGGTTTTTAGTAAGTTTTAAAGATGGGGGTACAAATACTGGAAAAAGTAGAGTAGGGTATGTGTTTTCAGAAACAGGAAATGTTGAATATGGTGGGGGTGAGGAAACCTTTAAAAACAATGACATGAGTCAATTGGTTGCTGCTTTTGATTCAAATGCAAATAAAACTTTACTTGTATACAGAGATGCAAACTCTTCAAATAAAAACGCAGCAAGAGTTGCAACAATTAGCGGAGCTTCGGTGTCTTTTGGGACTGAAGTATTCTTACCAACTCAAGGCGATCTCCATGTCCCTTCAAGAACTAACATTTGTTTTGATAGCAACGCAAATAAATTTCTTGTAATTTGGCACGACAGTAATGACGGTAATAAAGGTAAGTCTGCTGTAGGAACAATCTCAGGCACTAGTGTAAGTTTTGGGTCAACTGTTACTTTTCACAATGCAAGCACTGATTGGATGGCTTGTTCTTTTGATCCTGACACTAATAAGATTCTGGTTGTTTATGAAGATGTTGCAGATAGTAACAAAGGAAAAGCTGTAGTAGGAACTATTTCTGGTACAAGTATAAGCTATGGATCAGAGGTAGAGTTTAGATCAGACACTGATGGTTTAGATCAAATTGGGGCTGTATACGATACAAACTTAGATGCTCATATTATAACATACTTCAATAACCAAACACCTCGTTATATTGAAACTGTTGTAGGGCAAATATCAGGTACAACGGCAACGTTCAGTACCCCTGTTGTTTTAACTAATTCTATTACGGATGAAATAGCTTACCCCACGTTTGACCCAGATACCAATAAAGTTATTGTTGCATACCGTGATGATGATGATAGCGGCAAAGGTAAAGCAATAGTTGTAACTCCTGGGCTTGGCTCAAACATGACCACAGAAAACTATATCGGCATAGCTCGTAGCGGTGCAGCTTCTGGTGCAGGGGCTATCATAGACACGCAAGGTGCAATAGCCGACAACCTATCTGGGCTGACAGCAGGGCAAAGCTACTACGTTCAGAATGATGGTACATTAGGCACAACAGCGGCTGATCCTAGCGTCTTTGCAGGGACGGCTGTATCGGCAACTAAACTTATCGTGAAGGGGTAACTATGTTAAAGCGTATAGGGGCTGAAGAAGGTGGTGAGTTTAAAGCGGTAGCCAGTGGCACATTGCCAAGCGGTAAGCCAGTAGTGGTTAATGCTGATGGAACTGTGAGTGTTGTTAGTGGATCGGATGCTTCAATAGGATCAGCAGCAGTTTTTGAAAGCGCAAGCACAGGCAAAACCGCTACAACATTTGACTCAAGTAATAATAAAATAGTCATAAGTTATAGGGATGTGGGTAATAGTAATCATGGTACAGCAGTTGTAGGTACAGTTAGTGGAAGTTCAATTTCTTTTGGAACACCTGTCGTATTTAATGCCGCCTCTACTGATGATGAAGCTCATATAACCTTTGACAGTAATTCAAACAAAGTGGTGGTTGTCTATTCAACAAGCGCACAAGGGACAGCCAAAGTAGGCACAGTGTCAGGAACTAGTATTTCATTTGGAAGTGCTACTGTTTTTGATGCAGCTCAAGGTACTTACATGGGTGTTACTTTTGACAGCAACAGTAACAAAGTTGTGGTAGTTTACACAGGAACAAACAACTATGTTGAGTCAAGAGTAGGAACTATTTCTGGTACGTCAATTAGTTTTGGTACTGCTGTAGTTGCTAAATCTTCTTCTACAGACGGAAATGCAATTACTTTTGACAGTAATAGAAACAAAATAGTAATAGTATCCAGAATAAGCACAAACGCTCAAGCAATGGTAGGCACTGTATCAGGGACAGGCATTAGCTTTGCAAGTTCTGTTGGTATAGGGACTCAAACTAAATTTTTAGCTCTTACTTTTGATAGCTCAAATAATAAAGTTATTACTGCTTTTGTTGATGGTAGCGATACAGATCAAGGAAAAGTTATTGTTGGAGACATAGACGGTAGTGGAGTTATAAGTTTTGGCACTGCTGTTGAATACAATGCTAAGATAGAAGAACAGCAAGGAGTTGCTTTTGACAGTAATACTAATAAAGTTATTGTTGCATATGATTCTAAAGGTACAAGCAAAGGTCAGGTAATAAGCGGTACAGTTAGTGGTACTAGTATATCCTTTGATTCGGAGACAGTATTTGAGGCTGCAAATGTTGAGGGTGTTTCTGTTGCTTTTGATAGTAATGCTAACAAAAATGTTATTTCTTACATAGATGGAGATAATTCTAGACATGGTACTTCTGCTGTCTTTGCTCCTGCCTCTACAACTATTACCTCAGAAAACTATATTGGTATGTCGAGGGGCGTGTCAGGAACAGCTACTCAATCTGAAGCTGTTGGATCACCAACTTCAATTGGTTTTGCAGGAGAGCCAAGCGTCCTGACTGCTGCTTATGACAGCAGCACTGGTAAAGTGGCTATAAGCTGTAAGGATGGAGGAAATAGTAGTTATGGGACAACTATTATCGGAACTGTTTCTGGTACGTCTATAAGTTTTGGTTCACCAGTTGTTTTTAATTCTGAAACTACAAACAGCACAATAAATGTTTTTGATTCTAGTAATAATAAAATAGTTACATTATATAGAAATTCTTCAGGTTATCCTCATGCTAAAGTTGGAACCATATCTGGTACATCTATAAGTTATGGTTCAGCCGTACAAATTGTGGGTTCAAGTAGTGGTATATTTGGAGCTACTTTTGATTCAACAAATAATAAAGTAGTTATGGCATATGGCGGCGTAACAGTCGCCAAAGCAACCGCCGTAGTTGGAACTGTATCTGGCACATCAATTAGCTTTGGTTCTGCGGTTACCACTGAATCATCATATATTGGGGCTATGGGGTTTGACAGCACTAATGGTAAAGTTGTTTTTGCTCTTTACACATCTTCCAACGGTGGTCGAGCATATGTGGGAACTGTATCTGGCACATCAATTAGCTTTGGTTCTGCTGTTCAATTTAATAGTAATATAAGTAACATTGCAGGAGTAGCTTATGACCCTAACTCTGGAAAAACAGTAATAGGTTACGTCAAAGGTGGGGGAGAAGCCACTGCTATTGTAGGAACTTTATCTGGCACATCAATTAGTTTTGGCTCTGAGACTGAAGTACAAACCAGTAATACAACTAACGTAGGTATGGGCTTTGATAGCCGTGTCAATAAAGTTATTTATGCTTATAGGTATGGCCCAAGTCCGTATAGTGGTAGGTTGCGAGTAGGGACTGTAAGCGGAACTTCCATATCATTTGATTCAGAAGTAACATTTGAATCTGGTACAACAAGTAATCTGCAACCAACTTCTATTGCTTTTGATACTACAGAGGGCGTATCTGTAATTTCATACAAAGATGAAGGGGATAGCAACACAGCTAAAGTTACGGTTTTTCGAGCTTCTGGAAGTTTTGTAAATCGTGCCGAAGTAGCCAGTGGTCAAGCCGCATCAGTAGACATCATAGGCTCTGTGTCAGATAACCAGAGCGGTCTTACCGCAGGACAGCAATACTTTGTACAAACAGATGGAACGATAGGCACAACGGCGGCAACGCCAAGTGTACTGGCAGGGACTGCTATCTCTGCAACCGAACTCGTAGTAAAAACGTAGGTGATAAATGCCACTACAAAAACTCCAGTTTCAACCAGGTATAAACAGGGAGACAACATCATATTCAAACGAGGGTGGTTGGTTTGATTGTGACAAGGTACGGTTTAGACAAGGGTTTCCAGAAAAAATAGGAGGTTGGTCTAAGATTGGTTCTACCTCTTTCTTGGGGACATGTCGTGCGTTGCATCCATGGAGAACACTTAGCCTAGATGGATATTTAGGAGTAGGCACTCATCTCAAATACTATGCTGAGTATGGTCAAGGTTACTATGACATTACACCTATACGATCTACCACCAGTGCCGGAGATGTAACTTTCTCTGCATCAAACGGTTCTTCAACAATTACAGTGTCTGATCCAAGCCATGGTGCGGTAGTCAATGACTTCGTTACGTTTAGTGGTGCCGCTAGTTTAGGTGGTAACGTAACCGCCGCTGTTTTAAACCAAGAGTATCAGATTATTAGTATAACGGATTCGTCTACCTATACTGTTCAGGCAAGAGCCGCAGGAACAACGAGCAGTATAACTGTAAACGGGCAGTATTCTCCAACTCCAGTCGTAGCAAACGCATCGGATAGTGGAAACGGTGGGAGTTCTGTTATTGGTAAGTATCAGATAAACGTAGGATTAGATACCAGTGTGCTTGGCACAGGATGGGGCGCAGGGACATGGGCTCGAGGAACTTGGAACTCGGCTGCATCTGTTGATTTAATTACCGATACATTAAGAATATGGACGCATGATAATTTTGGTGAAAATTTACTTATGAACGTGATGAATGGTGGCATATATTACTGGCAACCATCTGGAGGTCTTTCAAACAATCGAGCAGTTGCAATAAGTTCTCTTGCAGGTGCTAATCAAGCCCCAACCATTGCAACTAAAGTAATCGTATCAGATGTAGACAGGCATGTAATAGCTTTTGGCTGCGATCCTGCAACAAACATAGGGACACAAGACCCCTTGTTAATACGTTTTTCAGATCAAGAAAATATTACAGATTGGAACTCAACGGCTGACAACAGTGCAGGTAGTTTGAGTATAGGATCAGGATCTAAAATCGTAACGGCTATTGAGACAAGACAACAGATACTTGTTTTTACAGACATCTCTTTACACGCACTACAGTATGTTGGGCCTCCGTTTACCTTTGGTATCAACATGATCTCGGATAACATTACAATACGGAGTCCTTCTTCTGTAGCTGCGGTGCAAGACACAGTGTATTGGATGGGTAAAAGTGAGTTTTACATTTACAACGGTGGGGTTCAAACTCTCCCTTGCTCTGTAAAAGATTACGTGTTTTCTGACTTTAATTCTTCACAAGCGGAGAAATGTTTTGCCGCTGTAAATTCATCTTTTTCTGAGGTGTGGTGGTTTTACCCGTCATCTAGTTCTGATAACAATGATCGCTACGTTGTATATAACTATCTACAAAATGTTTGGTACTATGGCACAATGGTACGAACTGCGTGGATTGATAGAGGTGTGGAAGAAAATCCAATAGCGGCTAGTAGAGATGGTTACTTGTATAATCATGAGATAGGTTTTGACGATGGAAGCACGTCCCCTGCATCAGCTATAAGTGCATACATTGAGTCAAGTCAGTTTGATCTGGGAGAGGGGGACAGTTTTTCTTTTGTCAAAAGGTTAATACCCGATCTTACATTTAGATCATCCACTGCTTTACCGCCAACTGCAAACTTTACATTAAAAGCTAGGAACTTCCCTGGAGGAAACTACTTACAAACAAACTCTAAAGCCGTGGAAAAGACAGCTTCTGTTCCTGTAGAACAATTTACACAAGACGCACATGTACGATTGAGAGGTAGATCGATAGCAGTTAAGGTAGATAGTAGCACCACGGGTGTGGGTTGGAGGCTTGGTTCTCCTCGAATAGATATTCGCAGCGACGGAAGAAGGTAATGTCACGAAACCTTGCAATACCATATTTTCCAAATGCTCCAAGAGAGTATAATCAACAATATATAGCTGAAGTTGTACGTGCATTTTCAGTTTATGTTCAACAAGTACAAAACCCTGGCGAAGGAAGAAATACATTCGGTGTATTTACAAACTTGCAAACAGATAGTTTTGCTTTAGAAACTGGGGCTATCTTTAATCATGGTGGTTATGTTAAGATAACAGAAATAAATATACCACATGCTCGTGGATCAGCAGGGACTGGGGCTGTTGGTTCAGTAACGGTAACAACTACATAGGTGCAACATGTCTGACGAAACAGTAATTACAATGCCAGATGGTGGTCGATGGAGACCAGCAACGTCTGTTGAAAAACTACAGTGTCATTATTGTGATAACTTAGTAGACACACCTGAAGAGGTTGCATCGTATCCTGATGGAAACTGTCCCGATTGTGGAAAACCTTGGACAGCAGAAACTAAACGACACACCGCGATTACAGTAACAATGCCCCAAGCTATGGACGGAGGCACCTTATGATTCAGTTTCTTGCACCTTTCCTTGCTCCTGCATTAAGCACGGCTTTGGCGGGGAGCAGTGTTCCCTTTCTTGCAAGTCTTGGAACTTCACTTGTTGGAAATCCAATGCTTAGTTCTGCCGTAACATCGGGGATAGGTTCTTTGTTATCAGGAGACGATTTCGGTGATGCTTTAAAAAATGCTGCAATAGGCGGTGTAGGTGGTGCTCTGGGTTTAGGGGGAACAGGAGCAGGCACAACAGCAGATGCTGCAAAAACCGCCGCACTAAAAGACACAATGAAAGAACAAGGTATTGGTTCTCTTTTAAGTGGTTTAACTGGAAAAGATGGAATGCTATCTCCAGGCAATCTAATGTTGTTAAGTATGTTTGCACCAAAGCCCAAGAACCCAGAGCGTAAACCATATCTTGGGGGAGGATATTACGGTCCCGGTGGTAGATACGTTCCGGCAAGTAGAGTTTTTGGTGCTGTCGAAGGGGGTCGCATAGAAGGTCCAGGGACTCCGACAAGTGATTCAATTCCTGCAATGATCTATCAAGATGGACAACCTGTACAAGAGGCTGCACTTTCCACACAAGAGGTGGTACTGTCGCATAAAGATCTTGCAGCAATGGACCCTAATGGAGATTATGAACGTGCTTCTGAGATTATTGGCAATGCTAAGAATGGCAACCGTGCTAAAGCAGCAGCTGAAATGTATTTAAAAATGCAAAGGGCATAAGAAATGGGAAAAGGAAGTAGCGGCGGAGAACAGATCCAACGAGTTATTCGGGAGTTACCCGAAGAAGCAAAACCATTTCTTTATGGCTTTGGAGATCAGTTCCTTACTCAAGAAGCATATGATGAGCTATCTCCAGAAGAACAAGCTGATATTGATGTAATTGAGGAAGATGGTAAGACTAAATATAGAAACCCAGACTATATTGAAGGTCTTTTACCAACAGCGCAAGAACTATTCACAGGGGAAATGCCGGAGTATGAGGTTGCAGATTTTCAACCTATGCAACAACAAGCATTTGACTTGGCTCAAGAGGGCATCGGTGCATACAAGCCTTATCTAGAACGTGGAGATAAAGCCCTTGGTAAAGGTATTCAAACTGTAGAGGGTGCAATCGATGCATCCAAAGCTTTAGCGGGACAGATCTCAGGGGAAGTTGACACAGGGCAAAGTGAACTTAGACAAGCCGCTAGAGACGTACAGGCCGCAGGTGATCGGGGTGAAGCAGCCGGATTACGAGGTGAAGCCGCAGGGCAACGAGGTGAAAACTTAGCTTTAGACTTTGCCAGAGATGTACAGGGCGCAGGGCAACGAGGTGAGACTGTTGCTGAGAGAGCTGCTCGGGAACTTCGTGATGTCACTGCAATGGCACGACCCTTTCAAGAAGAAGGATTGGCATCTATACGACAAGGTCGTGAGTTTCTTGGTGGTGCTGCAAAAGGCTACGACCCAATGTCTGCAAAAGGATTTTACGATCCTTTTACACAGCAAGTTCTTGATGCAACCCTTGCTGATCTTGATCGAGCAAGAAGTGATGAAGTTCTAGCTATGGAGAAAAACTTAGAATCAAGAGCTTTGCAGCAAGGTGCGTTTAGTGGAGACAGAAGGTTTGAAACTGTAGATGCTGCCACTGGTAAAATAGATGATAGATATGCACGAGAAAAGGCACGTATAGCCTCACAACTTCGCAGCCAAGCTTATCAAACAGCGCAGCAACAAGCGGCGCAAGCATTTGAGCAGCAGCAGCAACGTCAAATGGGCGTTGGTCAGTTGTTCGGGCAACTCGGAACTCAGACCGGGGGACTTGGAACAGACATCGGGCAATTAGGTTTACAAGCTGCAAGGGGCGCAGGAGAGATTGGATTGTCTGGAACTGGGCAGGCAATGCAGGGAGCACAAGGTGCGGGTCAACTAGCTTTATCTGGAACTGGTCAAGCAATGCAAGGAACTGGTCAAGCAATGCAAGGTGCAGGGATGGCAATGCAGGGAGCACAAGGTGCGGGTCAACTCTCAGGTCAGGCGGCGGATCTTGGTCTTCGTGGAATCACTACTGGACTTGGCGCACAGCAACAGATCTCAGGGATGGGTCAGGGACTTGGTTCGCTTGGTATGCAGTCTGCTCAGATGGGCGGCATGGCACAGCAAATGAATCAGTCAGATGTTAACTTACTCTCACAACTTGGCGCACAGCAGCAAGGTCAACAGCAAGCTCAAATGGATGCAACCAGAGCGAATGCGATGTTGCCTTATCAACAAGTTGGTTTCTTTTCAGATGTGTTGCAAGGTGCTCCGATTGGTACTGCGCAGACAACTATGTCTCCTGGGCCGTCTCCATTCCAACAAGCTACAGGAGCGGCATTAGCTTATAGCGGACTTCAGAACTCGGGAGTATTCTCATGAGCGTAACCAACCGTAAACTATTTAACCGTGGTGCAAGAGACGAGCTTCGTAGAAAAGGCGGTATCATGGCATCGTCTGAACCGATGATGCAAGCTGTTGGATATGAAAACGGTGGTGGTGTTTTGTCGAATATTTTTAATTACTTTCGGAGTCCTACTTATGTTGACCCTGAAATTAGCGGACGAGAGAACTTTGAAATAGACTACAGAGAAGAAAACCCCAACCCCGAAGTAGAACTACAAATGAAAGTTCTTGAAAAAGCAAAGGCTGGTAAACAGGTTAAAAATGTAGCATTTGATTTAGGAGAAACTCTTCTTGATGTTCTTAACCTTGGGGGAGGAGCAGCAGTTCTTGGTGCCAATGAAGTGGCGGCACTAGGACTTGACACCTTGGGGATTTTAACAGGTGGAGGAGATGTAAGTAAGTCCATTCTTCGTTTTGCGGAAAACGTTAGACAAAAGGGTCTTGTTAATAGAAACGATTTGTTTGATGCGGATGGCAACCTTACATTAAACACACGTCTTGTTGGCGAAGGTCCATATGAAGGTCAGTTAGAAAAGGCAAAAGAAAGACTTCAAGCAACTCTCAAACGTCAGGGGTTTCTTTCTGACGAAGAAAAAGATGCAATTAGACAAGCGTCACTAGCCAACATTGCTAGTGCCGACATGGAAGGTGCCGATCTAACTAGAGGTGTTTTTGCGGACATAGGTGAATCAATTCCTGCATTTTCTACAACTGATCCTAGAGGACAAGGATTTATAAGAGTTGATGGTACGGAAATTGCTCCGAAAGCAGATGAACCGTTTCCACAACCTTTTGTTGGGGATGCTACATTTCCTGTTGGTGCAAAAACAATGCCATCCTCTAGATTGAATCCGACAAGAGAGGGAGGAGTTTTACCTGATCGGCTTCGTAATAATCTTTCTGATCCAACGCTTGCGGGTAGAGGTCCATCATTAAATCCCATAGAACAAGGTGTTGTCTCTGCATTACCCGGTGTCGTAAACGAGCCTCCTGCTGAAGTGCCACAGACAATGAAAGAACTAATATCTGAAAAATTAATTGATTTAGGTGCGGGTGGAGTTGAAAATATTGGTGGTTTGTTTGATCAAGGCGTTGAGTATTTAGAAGGGTTGATCTCAGGAGATGACACGCCTCCTGCGCCAACAGACGAAAGATACGCTCCAGAGTTAACAACACAAGCCGGTCCAGAAGCAGAGCTTTCGGTTGTTGAAGAGTTAAAAAACACTGCTGGTCAGTTAACAAGTCAGCTTACTAAGAAAGCCCAAAACGCCATTGATGCAACTAAAAAGAAACTTGAGAACCCACAGTCCGTTGAAGAAGCTCCTACCTTAGAAAACAACGAGTCCGTTGAAGAAGCTCCTACTTTAGAAAACAACGAGTCTATTACAGAAGTTCAACTTGATGATGAAACAGCAAAAGAATCTATTGTCACTGACAAAACCGCAAATAATTTATTTGATGGCGATACAAATCTTACTACGACAATAACAAAACTTACCAAGGGTGATGTAGGCAATATGAAAGACGACTTGTCTAACGTAACAGACGATGAAAGTTTTGAGAGTTATGTCAGTAAGTACGTGAAGCAGTACCAAGAACTGTTCAAAGAGGATGAGGATCAAATCAGAAAAGACAAAGGTTTTGCTATGGCTATCTTTGGTTCGGTGTTCGCTTCCACTGGAGATTGGGGTCAGGCCTCTGCTGCAATGATTGATATGCTACGTGGAGACAAGGCAACACGCCAAGCTCGTACTGACAAGGTCAAGATGCTTGCTATAAACTCAGCGGCGGATAGAAAAGCAGCGGATCTAAGATACAAAAGAGAGCTTGACGTTGCGAGTGTTCGTTCATCAGGTTCAAATCAATACACTGAAGACCGCGAACGCTCTCGTTTAAGAGAAGAGATTATAAAAAATCCATTTGGTCATGCTGAGAATATATATAAAGACGGTAAGATTGATCCAGAATTGCTGAACAAATATGTAGACGATATAATTAAAGGATCAACTGGCACAGGTGAAGCAACTAAAACAGCTAAAAAACTTAATGACGAAGCAAAAGCTGCGGGTGAAACAACATTTACTTTTAACGGTAAGATATATCCAGTTCAATAAAGGACTATCATGGCTGAAGAATTTAAACTTCCTGAACCACTAGGCTCTGCGGAAAGTGGTTTTGTTCTTCCTGAACCAATCGGTTCTGTAGAGGAGGAAGAAGACGAGCAAGGTGTGATTGAGTCCATTGCCCGTGGTGGTGGAGCGGGTCTCGTTGATATATTCAAAGGCATCTCGGAACTCGGAGCTGCGGGTCTTGAGTATGGTGATCTAATAGAGGACGGTAACCAACAAAAGGTCACCCAGTTCTTTGATCAGTTCAAAGAGTCAGCGGGTCTTATGCCTGAAAGAACCGCAGGTAAAATAACTCAGACAATTGTAAACTACGGAGCACCTGGACTAGGTGTGTTTAGTTGGTTAAGTAAAGCACGACGTGCTGGTCAGGCTGTAAAAAAAGGCGAAGCATTTGGTGGTGCAAGAAGTTTGTTTGGTAAGTCCGCCGAAGCATTTGGTCGTACTAAAGTAGGTCGCGCAGCGACGGGCACCCGTACCGCGTTAGCTGGATCGACGGCTCTTGGAACTGGGGTAGCAGACATCCTTGTTTCGCCTAGTGACATGACGACACTGGCAGATAGTTGGGATGCAATGCCTGACTTCTTGAGAACGGAAGACGAAGATGGGTTAGTTGGTAAGGATCTTGCTGCAACCCGGTTGCGTAATAAACTTCGTTTAGGTGTTGAAGGTGCAGGGTTTGTTGGTGCAGCTGAAGCCGTGTTGCCTGTGGTTGGAGCTACCGTTCGTGCCACAGCACAGGTTCCAGGTGTTCCTACCGTAGCTCGAGCATTGTCCTCTGGTATAAACTACATAGGAGCACGTCTTGGTGATGTAAAATTTATCAGAGAAAAACTAACACCTGATGGATTTACACCTCCTGAGATTGCTACTGCTATTCGTACAGCAGAAGGAATGACTGAGGGACAGGAACAAGCAGCATCGAAACTTGTATCAAAGTATGACAGTGCAATTAAGAAAGCCATTAGATTTCAAAGTTTAACAGGCCGTGGTAAGTCAGGTCTACAACGTGCCCACAATGATACGATGGATTTTCTAACTGGTGAGTTGTCAGAAGACGCTTTTAGAAGTTCATATGGAAAGGCTGCTACAGAAGCTGCTACGAATATGCGTGGCATGATTGATGAAGTTAGCACAGAGTTTGAATCTTCCGTTAGAGCGGCACCAAATCTAGACGATAAACAGAAAGCAGATTTATTACAGCAGTTTTCAAACGGACAAGGGACATACATACGCCGCCTGTATGAGTTACACTTACAACCAAGTAAGTTTCTGGGCACTGATATAGCAACCCTGCCCCAGTACGCCGGAGCAAAACAGCAAGTTACAGACTTCCTGCAAAGACAAAACTCCCAACTTCCAACGGGAGATGCTGCTCGTCAGGCAGAACAAGCTATCGATGACATTTTTGACAACGCTCTTAGGCTTGGAGATCTAACAAACGAACAACAAGCTAAACAGTTGGCAAAGACTGTGGGTCAAGGCTTCAAAGAAAATCAAGGTCAAACCTCTTTGTTTCGTCTTGCTGAAGGTATGTTAAAAGATAGAACTGAGATGTTGGATGAAGCTCCAATGTTGCGAGAGATGATGGGTGAGGTTCGTAATCCTCGTGAGGCATTTCTTAGAACCATTGACAACATGGCTACGACCAGAGCGTCTCAAAGATTGTTTGATAGCATCACAGCTACAGGTGTTAAGAGCTATGATGAAGCCTTACAGGGGATACAGGCTGGAGCACGGCCTCTTGTTGTAGACGGAACGACAGTTCTTACCCCTCGACAAGAACGAAGTTTAACAGGTGTTCAGTATGTTAAGCTTGGAGAACTTGATCCAGAAAAAGCTTTCGGTGGAACGTATGGATCTTTGTCTGGCAACTATGTTCCAAGTGAAATTTATAACTCTTTAACTACTCCTGCTCGTACACATTCTGGGGCACAAGATGCACTGGCAGTGGCATTACAACTAAAAGGTTTATCACAGATATCAAAAACTGTGTTCAGTCCTATAGCACAAGTCAGGAACTTTTTGTCCAACACATTTATCATTGGAGCAAATGGTTTATGGGGAAGAAACACAGGAGTTTTTGAGAGTGCAGAGGTTCTTTTAGCCAACGCATTAGACAGTCCCAAGCAAGCTAAGTTTCTCAAGTCCATGGGTGACGAAGGAATGATAGGTCAGAACATCCAACTAAACGAGCTTACACGTTTGTTGAAAGAGTCCGTTGAAGGTGGTGTATCTGCTAGATTACAGAAAGCAGGGGATGTCTTTCGTAGGTCAAAAGCTGGAGCACCCGTCAGATTCATGGAGAAAGCCTACCAGATGGGGGATGACTACTGGAAGGTGGTAGGTGCCCTTGGAGAGAAAGCTCGTTACGGAGCGGCTCTACGCAAGGCAGGACTAGATATAGAAAACCTCGCTCCAGAGGTACAAACTGCTTTACGTCAGGCGGGTATCGTACAACGCACCAGTTCTATAGCGGGAACAGACTTTGGAGACATGCTTGCCATTGATTTGGTAAAACAAACGATGCCCACTTACTCCATGGTGCCACAAGCTATCAAAGACTTACGCAAGATTCCTGTTGTTGGTAACTTCATGGCGTTTCCTGCGGAAATAATTCGTACTTCTGGCAACATCGTCAACCGCTCTCTTAAAGAAATGGGCATGAACGCTAAAACGTTGCAACAATTTGGTCTGGATGCCAGAACATCTAAAGTGTTGGCTCGTCAAATCCGTGGCATCGGAGCACAGCGTTTGTCTGGCTACGTGTCTATGGCAACGGTTGCGCCTCTGGCAATGCGTGGAGCATCGCATGAGATTCTTGAGATCACACCAGAGGAAGAGGACGTTTTAGAAAAGTCCGCTGCACCATGGACACTAGGCAACACCCTTATGTATCTAACTAAGCCTAACAAAAAGGGTGAGGCAGAGTATGTGGATCTGTCATACATGCTGCCTTATGAGTTTATGTTGACGCCTGCTCGAGCGGCTCTTCGAACCTATGCAAACAAAGGAGAGGTTGGTGCCGGAGAAGCAGAACAAATTTTAGCTGCTTCATTTGAAGCTTTCAAAAAGTTTGCCGAACCCTTTGCATCAGAAGGTTTAGCTGCGGAACGTGTGATCGATGTAACCACCCGAAAAGGTAGAACGCAAACAGGTGCTCCAATTTATAGCGAAGGGGAATTAATAGGGGACAAGTTAAAGAAATCAGTTAACCACGTTATGGGAGCTTTTGTCCCTGGTATCGTAGAGCAGTTTGTTACAGTTAAAAGTGGTAAGTTTGAACCGGGTCGTGTGACCCGCGCAGCCTCAGATATTCCTTCTCGTGAGGGAGATCCGTATACCATAGCGGAAGAAGCTGGTACGATGATGACTGGACTTCGACCCTTGAAACTAAACATCGGACGAAGTTTACAATATCAAGGTGGTGAATACTCTGCTCTTCGTACAAATGCTGTTCAAATATTTACTAGAGTTGCTGATGACAACGACGCGACAGAGCAAGATGTTTTAGACGCTTATGTAAAAGCTAACGAAGCAAAACGCAGGCATCAAGCTCAATTAAAATCTCGTATAGATGCTGCAATAGATGCAGGTATGAGTCGTGGACAAGTATTTCAAGCGTTTGATAATACAGGAGTATCTCAAAAAGAATTAAGTTTAATCCTAAACAACCGTTATATGCCCATTCAAATTAGTAGAAATTTAATTCGAGAAGTTGCGCAAGAGGTGAATGTAAAACGTGAAAACAGAATACTTCAGCAATTGCCTCAACAAAAAATCTTTGAGTTAGGACAAGATTTTATTAACACCCCAATCACTCAGGACGATACCCCAGAGTTTGTTTTACCTGAACCAATAGGTCCAGTGGAAGCTACAAAGGTTGATCCACAACCAACGGTAACACAGGTTCCCGTTAATTCACCGCAAGTACAACCAACGGTAACACAGAGTAATCCACAGTCTATGCTACCGTTCTTGAGTGGCAATCCGATAGATGCATTGAAGAACCTTGAGATACTTCAAAGGTTAAGGGGAACTAATCCGCCTCCTCAATAGTCAGTTTGATGCCGTTACCACCAAATATTTTTAGCAGTTCGTCTGCCAAAGCTTCGGTGTCTTCTATTATTTGATCATCTTTTGTAAGTGTAGCCAAGTTCAATGTTATGCCAATAAACTCTATGAGTGCATCAACTTGCATCTTGTGCATATC